CTATGGAATTTCGTAGGTGACCTGGGCGACAATGCGATAGCCCGTCACAATCAGGGTTGTGGCATAATTCGCTTTTGCACAATACATCCTGGTCGCGCTTATATTGAGAAATACCGTGCCGCCGTCTCCGGTCGTGTTGTATTCCACGAGCGATCCGACGTAGGCGAATTCTGCCCCCGTAAACGGCAAGCTGATCAATATGGCCCCGGAATTGCCAACGCCTTGGTTGGCAACCGTGAGATCGACACGGACTGTGACGGTTTTTCCAAGCTGTTTATAGCGCGCAGAATTTAGAGTGTAGGTCGCGGGCGTAGCTCCGACCGTTTCCGACGCGATCGAGCTTGGCGTGTAGGAAGTCCACGCCGCATCGACGTAAGCCGTTGTCGCGATCTTGGTGGAGTTGTCATTCACCGTTGCGGTCGGCGCGGTCGGAGAGCCGGTCAGCGCGGGCGAGACGGCGCGGACATAGGCGCCGGTTCCGGTCGGCGCGGTACCGTTATTCTGCAGCACCCCGCCGCCAAGATTGAGGTTGCCGGCGCCCGGATCGGCCGCGCCCGCGCCAATTGCAACGCCGGGTCCCCACAACATCACGTCCGTAAGTAGAGCTGAACCGGGCGGAACCAATCTAAGTACGGCCTTGTGACTGCTATCCGATCCGGTTTGCGCATTGAGCGTTCTGAATTCAAACGCCGCACCGTACACATAGGCGCTGCCATTCCACGCCTCGCCGTAAATTCCGAAATAATTTACATTCGGCCCGGCAGCGAGCCTGGCCGCCCTTGTGCCGCCACTAAAACGGCTGACGATCGATGCCTCGTAAGAAAACGAGTCGAGAAAGATGCCGCCATTTGCGGCATCGGCCGCAATCAAATGTAGATTCGAAGTAGAGTCCGGCGCATCGGTACCCCCGTTATTATCGTTCACCGTCAATGTGGTATCCGGCGCGACATCCGCGCCGATCCCGACCTGCCCCGTGAATCGCGGCGATGCGCTCAACGCGACCGTGCTGCCGGTCCCGGTGACGGCGTTCACCGCGTTGCCATCGATCTTCAATGTGATGGCGTTCTGGGTATTGATCGTCTTGTTGCCCAGGATGGACGGCGCATTGTCGACAGCCACGGCCCCGGTGGCGGTTCCGCGGGGGTTGATGATCGTGGCGTTGACATCGGTGCCGGAATACGACGTAATGAATTCGACATTCAGGAACACATTGCGGTCGCCATTATTGGCGACGGTGTCGTAGTCCCCGCCGGTGAAAAGGTTTCCCGTTCCGGTGATCCGTTGACCGGATGGCGTGGCGCCGCCCGCGCAATTCTGGAATGAGTTGTAGTTTCCGGCGATGTCCCAATCATAGCTCGAGCCGTTGAGTTCAGCGTGGAAATTGGAAAACGTATTCCTGTGACAACCGCTGTCGATGAAGATGCCGCCGGACTCATTGCCTTCGGACGTGCCGCCATCGAACTTGACGCCGACGCAGCCGTTCATCCGGATCGCGGCGACACCGCCGTTCCCGCAACCCTCGATAATCGGTTTTATGAAAACGCAGGAGTGGATCTTGTTGAGCTCCATTCCGCGACCGGGTTTTCGGAGGAATCCGCCATCGGCGTTGGAGGTGACGCGCACGTCGTAGGTGGTGGAAACGCTGGCCGACCCCACGATTCCGCTATCATCGGTATAAAGACCTGTTTCGCAATCGTGGATCGCGACCTTCATATGGCCGAAGTGCCAATTGTCGACATAGACGCATTGTGAGGTGCCGCTCGGGGAAGCGGCGGGATTGCCCTTGAGCATGATCCGGCCCGGCCCGCCGAACACGCCGCCGACGCAGCCTTGCGTTCCCGGATAATTTGCTATGCCGCTGAAACTGTGGGCGACGCCCGTGCCGGTATGAACAAAAACAACATTATCGCCGAGCGCCATGACGCGCAGACGATTGAACGCCCAATTGATCGTGGTTTTGTGCTTGTAAACGCCGTCAGGAATCCCGAGCGTAAGATTCTTGGCGACGCAATAGGCGATCGCCGCCTCGATCGCGGTCTGGTCGGGCGTCGAACCATCCGCGGCCACAAAACCATCGCCGACCGCGCCGAACCATTTGACGTTGACCGGCTCATCCGGGGTCCCATTGGTGAAATCCTTGTAGGTATTGAACATGGACCTGCTCATGGCTCGGCTCTTTCGGGTTGAACGTCGGGGAAATTCTCGATGAATCTGCGCCGCGCTGGCGGCGGCAGGCCCGGACATCACTTGCTGCGGAACGCTGCGATCACAGCGGCGATGAATCGCGCGAGCAGGGACTGCGGCGCGGCAGACGGCAGCGGCGCCGGCGCAACCGGCGCTGCCTTGCGCGCGTGCGCCGGTGCCGGCGCCAGCACGATCGGCGCGGTGCCGAGCGCCGCCTTCCATTTCGCAAGCCAGATCTGGCGGTCGCTGAGGCCGACGGTGCCGCCGTTCAGGCGCCGGGTGACATTCACGACGTCATCGGCCTTGGCGAACGGCAAACAGCCGCACAGGACAAAATCGGCGACGCCGCATTCGAGAAAGCGCTGGGGATCGTTGACCAGCTCCGGATGGCGGACCAGATCCAGACCGGTGGCTTTGGCGAGCCGCGCATAGCCTTCGCGCCCGGTGGTCTGCGATGCGCCGCGGCCGCGAAAATTCCAGCCGTCGTCGGAACCCGGCGCGTTGCCCATGCGACCGTTGTAGACCTTGTTGGCGAGCGCCCGCGGGTTGCCGGCATAGGGCGCCGCCATCGCCATGGTCGGAAACCGCGACGGCCACACCTGCATCATTCGCCCGGGGGTATAGTTCAGGTTCTCGACCACCTCCTGGCCGGCGCCGCATTCGTGGGAGATTTGCGCCATGACGTGGGCGACGAGCAGCGGCGAGGCGATGCCGTATTTCGCAAACACCGCGGGCGCGCTGGCGACGATGCCTGCGCGCAGGCCGGCAATCTTCGCATCTCCGCTGGGCCACAAGCGCGACAAAACCTCGCCGAAAGACGATTGGGACATGGCGGAACTCCGGGGGGTGTCTTGAGTGACCGTCGGGATAAGTCGTAAGGTCGGCCGCACAGCATTGAGGAGCTGCGGTGGCCCATCTGTTCGATAACGCGCGTGACCCAAGCGAAGACCTGGACCGGCCGGCGCCTGAACGCAGACGGTGGGTGCCGATCGCCGTTGTCGCGGGGCTGGCGCTGCTCGGGTCGGGTTCGGCCTGGCTCTGGGATATCTCGGGCAGGAGCCTTCCGGCCCTGCCGTCCTTCACGTCTTCAGGGGCAGCGCCCCAGCCCGCGGAAGTTCCAGACAAGGGTGTCGGGCTGAAGGATTTCCAGGCCTTTCAGCAGCAGATTGCAGCAACCCTGCAATCGACCGCGCAGCTTGTCGCGGCCCAGCAGGCGGAGATCAAGCGCCTGTCCGACCAGCTCGCGGCCCTGACGGCGAAAATCGACACCCTGCAGAATTCCGCGACATCGGCCCAGGTCGCCGCGCCTGCGCCGCCACCACCGCCGCCACCGGCGGGACGGAAGCGGCCCGCCGCTCCCAAGCAGCCGCCGGGAATTTCAGTCGGCGGAGCGCCGCTGCCGCCGCCAGCGCGCTGAAGCAGTTTCATCGTATCGGGCAGGCACCCTCGCCGCTCGGTCGAGCAGCTAGACGTACTGCCCGCCGCTGGCGGTCGATCCGGCCGCATTGCCCGGCAGGTAGGTGGTTGCAGCGCCGGCGGTGTAGACCACGCCGTTGGCGGTGATCGAGTAACGCGATCCGGTCGCGGTTGCGCCGGTGAAGGTGTTGCTGTCGATGAACACCACGCCGACGAAGGACGACGTTACGAAAGCGCCGGAGAATGCCACGGTTCCCGTGGTGGTGATGGTGCAGCCTTCGATCGCGACGTTGCCGCTCGACGAACAGAAGATATGCGTCACTGCGCCGGCGCTGATGTTGTAGGTGATGCCGGCGGCGAAGGTGATGCTGCCGCTTGCAGCCGCCTGCATCTGGCGGTTGGCGGCGCCGAAATCCATCGCACCCGTCACCAGGATTGCCGAAGCCTGCGACTTCAACCCGGCGGTCGCCCCGGTACCTGACGACACCAGCTTGAAACCGGTGACGGAAAGCCGGCCGCCCGATTGAACCGTGAGCGCCGCCGCGCCCGCGACGGCCGTCGTGATCACGACGCCCGCGGGCGTCGTCGTATTGCCTTGCAGGGTAACGCCGCCGGAACCGACCCAGGGGCCGGTAACCGTCACTGCTCCGGTGTAGGTGCCGTCGGCGACCTGGATGGTGACGTTGTAGATCGACAGGTCCAGCGCCGCTGTGGTGTCGATCGCCTTCTGGATGGTGAGAAACGCGCCGCCGCTGGAATTGGCGAGGCCGTTATTGCCGTCGGAGCCGTCGGTGCGGACGTAATATGTGCGGTTCGCCGCCAGCTGCTCGCGGACGCCGAGATTGGCGCGCGCCGCGGCTGCGCTTGCGAGATCGGAAAGATTGTTCGCCGCTGTCAGCAGTCCGGTTGCGCCCGCGACGAGCCGCCAGCGCGCGGCGGTGCCGTCATAGCGCAGCATCGTCGCCTGTTTTGCGGCGACGGTCAGGTTGGCGCCGAGCGTAAAACGATTGGCCGCCGACGATGACGTGCTTTCGTCCGACAGCACGATCGGCTGGCTGCCGATATTGATCAGACTGACGACGCGCCCCTCCGCGCCGCCTGCGAGGCCGGTGATATTGCGCGACGCATCCGACGACAGCTGCAACACCGAGGCGGTGGCGATGCCGGTCGGGTTGTAGTCGTTCTGGTTGGCGGTAATCTGCGGCGGCGAAATGACGCCCGTGAGCAAGAGCCCGCGCGGCAGCGCCAGATTGCCGGTGGTTTGGTCGATCGTGAACGCCTCGACCCAGGCCGAGCCGTCGGCCGATACTTTCAGCTTGAACGCGTCGGAGCCGACCAGGCCGAATTCGGCGCGGCCGGAAAACGCATCGGAGAAGAACACCGACGCGGTTTTCGCCGCGCTTTCCTTGGAGATTTGCAGCCGCGCATCGCCGCTGCCGCCATCGGCGACATTGATTGCGGTCAGCAGCGCCGCGTTCGACTTGACGCTGAGCAGATTCGGCGAACTCGCCGAGGTGTTGATGCCGACATGGACCGCGTTGTCCAGCGTCACCGGCAGGTCGCGCAGATCGCGCCAATGCGTGCCGTCGAAGACGAAGACGACGTTGTCCGCCACCGACCAGATGCACCAGCCGGTCTTCGGCACCAGGTAAGCCCATGCGCCGTCCTGCCAGGTCGCGATTGCATTGACATGCCCGGCCCAGGCCCCGCTCGCGCCGGACGCCACGACATGGCGCTCGCCCTCGGCCGGCGACGACGGCGGCGCGGTGCGCGTCATGTCCAGCACCGCGACCTGGATCGCCGCATCGAGGATCCGCAGTGCTTCGTTATGCGTGACATGCTTCTGCGCCTGGCTGCCCTCGATGAAGGGCAGCCCGAGGTTTGGTGTGTCGGTCATGGGGGTGATCCGTGTGCTCGGAATGCTGGTGCAGGCAATGAAGTGCTCGGTTACAGCCGTCTTGCGCGCCAGTAACCGTCAAATGTAGGTTTCAAAAAACCGGGCTTTAGCGGATGAATCTCGAAGCGACACGACGCAATGAAAAGCGTAAGCTGGGTGCGCTTTGGTGCAATGGGGTTTCCATTGCCAGCGTCGCGATCGGCATCTTCACCCCTATAGCGACTGCTATTTTCGATCTGGAAAAGGCGGGAAGAAGTTCAGGCGAATTGGGGTTTACGCTGGATCGATGCTGGCCGCGGCTCTGCTGGTTGCTGTCGGCAGGACATTCCTGAATGAGCTCGAGGACCCAGAATGACGCGGTTCCAAGCATTGCTGATCACAGCTTCCTTTTCTGTACCTTTGGTGGTGGGTCTCTTTGTCGTCGTGCTCAACTATTTCGACAACAGGGCAGCCGCAAAAGAGGTAAGGCAGAAGCTGGCCGATGCGGCACGCCAAACCGCCAACCCAGATGCCTCTCCGCCGGATTTGTCCAAGGCCGAACGCGAGCAACTCAAATTGCTGGAGGCTTTCGCTGAAACCGTGAAGAACGCCGGAGCCGTCGTGGAGCAAGGTTCGCGGCGTCTCCACATGACAGCCGCTGCTGAACGCACCCTCGAAAACGAAGGCGCTAGTCCGCCATCGCATTAGACTGCAAGCGTCACTTCTGCTGCATAGCCTGCGCCGACCGTGCTCGACAGCTGTGTCACGCGGAGATGCAGACTGGTTTGTACGGCGCCGAAATCCGCCAGCTCATCCCCTGCCGCATACAACGCCAGCGGCGTGCTGCTTGGAATCGTTCGCACCACCGATCCGCCCGAGAGAATCTCCAGCACATACGCCTCGCGCTCTTCACCGAGCGGCACCTCGACGCTCCATCCGTCGCCGTCGACGCGCGTACGTCTGATCCACGAGATGTGGACACCGTCCCCCGCGCGATGCGCGGCCACGTGCACCGGCGCCAACGGCAACAGCGCGGTGTCGCCGGGCGTCACGGTGAGCGCCACCGCCGTTGGATCGTCATGGCTGCGCCCGCTTGCCACGATGCGCAGCTGCAGCGGGCGCGCCAGCGCGTCCAGCCCGGCAGCGATCGGCACCATATGGGCGCCGAGCACGACGAACGGTGCGCCCGCCGGCAACGGACCCCGCATCGCAAATTCGCTGCCGGCCTGGCCGCGCAGCAACCGCGACAACAGGTAGGTCCGGCCATCGACCAGCTCGGCATTGGCGAACTGCAGAATCTCCCAGCCGCCATCGGCATTCTGCACCGCCGCGGCATTGCCGCCTTCGAGCACTTTGGAATCGCTGAGCGAAGCCAGCGCGCCGCCGTATAATTTGACGCGCATCCGGTTGCCGCGATCCCAGCGCGCGGTCGGGCCCGCCGGCAGCGCATCGAGGGTCTCGCCGATCGCGCAAGGCGCCGCCGCCACCGCGGCGATCTCGAAACTCAGACCGTCCGACGATGTCCAGATCGCGACCGATCCCGGCCAGGGATTGGCGGTGATCGCGAGGCGCGTCAGGACCACCGGCGCCGAGGAATCCAGCGCCGGCAAATCCAGCACGGTGACGGCGACCGGCCCGAGCGCCGCCGGAATTGCCGGCAGCCTGTTGCGCGCGGCCTGCAAAGGCACCGAAAACACTTCCGGATCGATGCTGCGCGCCTTGACCTGCCTTAGCTCGGTGTCGATCAGGTCGCCGATCTCGAACAGCCGCCGGCGGCCGCTCAGCGTCAGCGCTACGACGTCGCCCGGCGCCAGCGCCAGCCGGTCGATGCCGAGCGCAAATTCCGCAGCTTCCCGTCCCGCCCACAGATCCTGCAGCCAGATTTCCGCGCGCCGGGTTGCCGCCGCATCGTTGGTGATCACGGCAAGGTCGGAATGCAGCGTGCGGCCCGCGGCCCCGACCAGTTTTCGCGAGGTCACCGCGGAGCGGCGATAGTCCGCCACCGCGTCGGTGAAACCAAAACTCGCCTCGCGCGGCAGTTCGGTTTCCTGCGCGCGCGTCAGCCGCGCCAGCGTGCCTGAATCCGGCAGCACCAGATCGTCTTCAAAAATCTCCGCCACCGGCGCGCCGCCGCGCTGGATGAACCGCAACGTGCCGTCCGCCGCGGTGGCATCGAATGCATAGGCCATCGCCAACGGCTCCACCATGGCGCGCGGCGACATCGGCCGGTCCACCACATAGCCGTCGCAGCCCTCGCGCAAGCCTCCGGTATCGGCGCCGACGACGCCGGCGTCCGCGAGCAGCGTGCCGACCAGTGCATCGAGGGGCGCTGCCCCGAGCCGCCCGGTTAGCCAGTGCCCGGTCTGCCAGTTCGGCGCGTCGCTCCAGACGTCGGCGGCCGCGGGAAACACCGGATAGGGCCGCGCGTCCCAGGTCCACAGATGGATCGCCGAGACCTCGACCATGCGTCCGCCATAGAGCGGCGACACCGGATTGTGCGCATCGTCCGCGCCGAAGGCGGGATCGAACGTGCCGACAAAAGCTTCGAGCGTGCGCCGTTGGATCAGATCGTCGCGCGCGCCGTTGGAAAAATACGGCAAATGGTTTTCCGAGGATTTTGGGTCGGGAAACACGCTCGGCTGGTTGGCGCCCTTGTCGACCGCGGGGCAGCCGGCCTCGGTGAACCAGATCGGTTTTGAGCGCGGAATCCATGCGGTCGGCGTGGACAGCTCCGCATGCGCGACGCGCTCGTAGTGCAGGTTGGCCCACCAGTTCCAGACATCCTTGGAACGGAACATCCACGGCTTGCCGAGGGCGTCGGCAATATCGGTGCGGGCCTGCGCGGATCGCGCAGCATCGTCGAGGTAATGCCAGTCGTATCCTTCGCCGGCGCTGACGTTGCCGCCGAGATAGTCGAGGTCGTAGGTCGACGAAGCGACAATCGCATCGCGATGCCCGGCCTCGTCGCGCCAGTCGGCAAGCGGCGCGTAATAGTCGATGCCGACCGCGCCGATTGCCGGGCAAGCCCACAGCGGATCAAGCGGAAAGCGCACCTCTCCTGCATCGACCACGTCGGCACCGTACTCGGTCCAATCGGCGCCATACGTCACAAGCGTGGACGACCCGACGATCGCCTTCACATCCGCCGCCAGCGTCACCAGCGCATCGACCGCCGGATAGACGCCCGCGCCGGAGCGCACCCGCGTCAGCGCCTTCAATTCCGAGCCGATCACGAACGCATCGACGCCGCCCGCCGAGACGGCGAGGTTCGCGTAATGCAGGATCATGCGGCGATAATTCCATGTACCGCCGGAGAAGAAAGTCGCCACCTGTGACGCGGCAGCTGCCGTGCCGTGCGGCGAGCCGGGCCGCCCCGGCGCCGGATCGCAGGTGATGCGGCCGCGCCAGGGATAGGCCGGCTGCGAGGACGCGCCGGTCCACGGATCGGGCAGCGCATTGGCCGCGGGAATATCCATCACCAGGAACGGATAGAAGGTGATCTTCAATCCGCGCGCTTTCAGTTCCGCGATCAGGTGCACGAGGCTCAGATCGGACGGCGTGCCGCCGAACGCCGGGCGTCCGCCGCTCTGCGAGACCGGATACGCGCCCGGCCGCGTTACGCCATCGACCGACCACCCAGGCCCGTTGATGCCCTTTAAGGCAACCTCGACGCCGGGCTGCACCGTGCAATGGCCGCAGCGCAGATCGTTGCCGAACCATGCCACCACCAATGCGACGCGTTCGAGATTGGGACATACGCCCTGAAGATCGTCGAGCGCGGCCTGTACATCCGAGGCCGCGCTCGAGACGTGGCGATTCTCCTGCGCGGACGTACCTGGCGCGAGAACGCTCACGAGCGGGGAAGGCTCATAGCCGAATTCGGTAGTGCCGGGAATGAGCGTCACCGCGCGCACCATGCGTTCGAGCTGGCCTACCGGGCGGATGATCTCGAACGAAAGTTGCGGAATGCGATTGCCGAAATCGGCCAGCGGCAGCCGTTCGAACACCGCATAGGCAAGGCCGCGATAGGCCGGCGAATTGCTCGCCCCTTCCTTGGCGACGATCAGATCGTCCGGCGCCTGCTGCTCGGTGCCGCGATGAATACGGATCGTCTTGTTGGTGAGATCGAGCGGCTTGCCATCGGCCCAGATCCGCCCGACGCCGCCGATCACGCCCTCACACAGCCCGACCGCGAAATTGCCGAAATAGGAATAGGTGGTGGTGGTCGTGCGCGGCCCCGAGACGAGGTGCCCCTTGCCGCCCGACGATGTGGTTGAGTTCGAGACCACCTCCTCGAGCTGCGTCGCCCAGATCACCTGCCCCGCGAGCCGCGCGCGGCCATAGACGCGCGGGATCGGCGCGCCCTCGGTCGAGGCCATCACGTCGAGATCGGCCAGCCGCGGCCCCACCACATTCTGGTCGCCGGGTCCGAACAGCTTTTTGTCGATGATATTGCCGACCAGCGCGCCTGCGATCCTTCCCACGATCGCGCCGGCCGGCCCGAACACCGAACCTGCCGCCGCGCCCGCGACGGAAAGGACAAGGGCTGCCATGATTATTCTCGTTAATTGCGTTGTATCGCCGCGCGCGCTTCACCTCTCCCGAAGGGAGAGGTCGACCGTCGTCGCGCAGCGAAGACGGTCGGGTGAGGGGTTACGCACTCGCGACAGACCGTAACCCCTCACCCGGATCGCATGTGACCATGCGATCCGACCTCTCCCTTCGGGAGAGGTGTGGACCGCCCTCGTTGAGTCCTGGAAACGCAAACGCGTAGGCGAGCCGCCGCCGCCACCAGGGCGCGATCGCGACTTCGCACACCGACGCGCCGTCATGGGCATGGATCATGGTGTCGTGAGACGTTGCGATGGCGACATGCTTGGCGACGAAGCCGTCGCGCCAGCGGAACAGCAGCACGTCGCCGGCGGCGAAATTCTCGCAGGCGACGGGAATGAGATGACGGAACGCTGCGTTCGCCAGCGTTTCCTCGCCCATCGCCTCGGCCCAGTCCGGCGCATAAGGCGGCGCCGTCTCCGGCTCATCGCCGACGCAGGCACGCCAGACGCCGCGCACCAGCCCGAGGCAATCGCAGCCGACGCCCTTCACCGAGGCCTGATGGCAGTAGCGCGTGCCGATCCAGCTGCGCGCTTCGGCGACGATCGTCGCGCGGGTGAGGGGTGAGGTCATCGGCTTTCTCGACTCGTCATGCGCGGGCTTGACCCGCGCATCCATCCTTCTTCGAGAAGAGGCTTTCGAAGCGGATGGATTGCCGGGTCAAGCCGGCAATGACGCGGAAGGAGTCCCGTGTCCCACGCGCGATGCAGCGCACCGCAGGAGCCATAGCGCGCCAAGGACGCGCGTAAACGCGCTTATGGCGGTGCAACGGTGTCCGGGCCACGCATTCTGCTCTACATCAGGCCATGGTGATGGTCGGCGTCGGGCTGCCCGCCCAGCGCAGGATCCAGGTATTGCCCTGATAGAAATTTCGAATCAGCCCGGGCCAGAAAACCGCAAGGCACGTCTTGCCCGGAAATCTGACCGACGGGTACACGATGCCGTTATGTCCCTCGGTTCGGACTTGCTCGGCGATCTTCTGGCCGGCGGGGTAACCGATGGCAATATCGGCGCTCAGGCAGTCGGAGGTTGGATCGATGCCGCGCAGGTCCACAAAATCGGCGTCGAAATCCGCGAGCAGTTCGATATATCTGGTTTCATTGTTGAAGGCGCCGCCGGCCGCGGCAAGCGCCCGGGTCAGGTGATAGGAGACTTCCTCCAACGCGGTGAACGGATCAAACGCGCAGTACCAGACGCCCCAATCCGGCGGGTTGAACCGGTTTCCGCTGGGCCGTCTGTAGGCAAACGCCGCGTTGACGAAAGTGAAGCCGTAACCTTTCGCAAAGCCCTCCGGCGAAATCCCCGGCACACCCAGCTGTTGCGCCTGCTGACGGCCGCTAGTGACGCTCTCCAGCGCCTCGAGATTTGCAAGCGCCGATCCAACGGGCGAAGCCAGTGCCGCCAGCACCGGAGGCTTGTGGTTGGCATTCGATATCAGGCGCACGGTTTGCGATTGCGAAACCCTGCTCACCTTGTGGATCAAAGGCCGCCTCTCAAGGCGTCGATGTAGCCGCGCGTCTTCAGCATCGCCGGGATTCCTCCCGCGATCATGAAATCCAGCGGCGATTTATTTTCGAAGACCGCCTCGCTGTTCGGCCGGAGAACCCACTCGTCTGCGAGCGGATCGGAGAACAGCAGATGCAATCCCTTATAAAGTCCGACCAGCGCACTGACCCGTGTCAAAGAATCCTGCGACAGAACCCCATCCCACTCCCTTTTCTTGATTCTGAACCAGGTGCGCTCCGAGCCTTCTCCCAACAAGATAAGAGACTGCTTCGCGGTCAGCCGCCATATCTGGCTGAGACGCAGGAACGCCTCGATTGCCGCCGGCGAAAGTTCCTGGCGCTTGGATTCGATGCTAAGATCAACGACGGGATCGCTGACCGGCCTTTCGAGCAGAGCCGTTGCTGCGCCCATGGCGGGGTCTCCTGAATCGGCCGCAAGATACTGCCAATTGGCAGTATCTACAATCCCCAAAACGCACCCCCGTTCCGCGAAAGAGCTGTTTTCGGTACCTTTATACCTCAATTCCTTTCTTAGGCTGCCTCTGGCATGCCCTACCCGCGCGGCACCGGCAGCGACAGCGACAAGCCGTTATTACCTGGCGCGCCCGCGACCGGCGAGGCGAGCAGGAAATCGTTGCCGGGGATTTGCGGAAAGCCGCGAAAATTGTCGGTGTTGGCGAAACGGGCGCGGCAGGTGGCAAAGCTTTTGTCGCAGCCGGCGGTCACCGTGAACGTATCGCCGGTCGCGACCGGCTCGGGCATCGCCTGCCACAGTGTCAGCCGGGCGTGGGCGGCGAGACGGTGCTCCTTGATCTCGATCGCGAGCCCGTTGTTCGCGCCGCTACTCCACGTCAGCCGGCCCAGAGAAAATAACCCGTCGGCAAAACCGTCGAGGCCGGAGGCGATGAAGATCGAGGTGCCTTCGACGGCGCTGACCGCGCCCGCGCCGCGCAGCGCCGGGTTGGTGAGGTCGACCTTGCAGCGCGCGTCGCCCAGATCGGCGCCGCATCTGGCGGTGTAGAGCCGCCCGCTTTCCTGCGACAGCAGGTCGGCAAGCCCGCGCAGTTCGGCGACGAACGCCTGTCCCTCGCGCCTGATCTCGCCGAGCGTGCCGCGCGCGGTCAGCACGTTCAGGGACGGCTCGCTCCAGTCCACCAGCCAGGTCTCCACTTGCGCCGCGTCGTAGCGCCCCGCGGCGAGATCGGCATCGGTAAGGGCATCGTCCGCGAGCGCGCCGGAGATTTCCGCGCCATCCACCGAGAGGTCGAACCGGCTCACCGCCTCGGAAGAAGAAAAGCCGGTGCCGGCGCGATACGTGACTCCATCCACGACAAGGTCGCGGTCGTGGTCGGTGAACCCCATCACTACCCCGTCGCGCCGCATAAGCTTCCAGCACCGCGCCAGCGTGGTGACGCCGGAGTCGAGCTTTGTCTGCAGGGCGGATGGGATGGGACGCATGATAGTTCAATCCAATGTGGCGTCATTGACGGGGTCATGTAGCCCGGATGAGCGAAGCGAAGTCCGGGACCGCTCGTGCCCCTGGGGCTCCCCGCATTTCGCTTCGCTCATGGCGGGCTACAAGCTCACACCCTGATCTCCAGCAGCGGAATCTTCGGGATCGCGCCGGCGGCGAAGGCGGAGAGATCGACCTCGAGATAGTCGGTGTCGAACCGCACCGGCACGTCGAACGAAAATCCGGCGGTGACCGCGGCGCCGGCGGCTGGAATGTGCCCGGGCAGAAACGTGACGACACCGCGCGTTGCATCGCAGCTGAACGCCGAGCCGCCAACTTCGCTGCCGGCGACCGCGACGCGAACGCTGCCCGCAACCGGTTTGGCGATCTCGCGCACATACGGCGCAAAGCCCGCGCCGTAGATCTTCACCAGCTGGAACGTTGCGGTTATGCCGTCGCCGATGCCGATGCCCTGGTCGAGCGGCGAGACCGGCGCGCCCGGCGCCGAGGACGCATGATCGAGCCGGTCGCGCCAGCGGAAGCCGTACAATTGCCCGCGGCGCTCCTCGAAGAACGCCACCACCTCCTGCAGCGCCTGCAGCGTCTTGACGCCGTAGCCGGCGTCGTAGCGCCGCCGCGAATCCGCCCAGCGCGCATTGCGTTGCTCGCGCCCGGATCCGAACGTCACCAGCTCGGTGCGCCGCTGCGGCCCGCCCGCGCTGCGCAGCGCGATGTCGAGCGGGAACAGGATTTCGTGGAAGGCTGGCATGGAGGATTTCCGTCAACGTAGACGTCATCCTGAGGAGCGCGCCTTCTTGGGCGCGCGTCTCGAAGGATGGCCGCGGGTACTTGTGGCCGCATCCTTCGAGTCTCGCCGCAAGCGCGGCGAGCACCTCAGGATGACGACGCTGGTGTTGGTCACAAACTCCGCTGGCCGCGCGCCACCGCGCGGGCGATCTGGCCGGTGATGTAGCTCTCCGAACGGCGGAAATTGTCGAGGTCGGGCGTGGCGATCTCGACGTTGATGGTGTTGCCGCCGCCGCCCGCGACGCCGAGCCGGCCGTCGGAACCGCGCTTGAGCGGCATGATCGCTTCCGGTCCGGCTTCGCCGGCGAGACCGACGCCGCCATTGCCGAGCGGAAAATACGTCGGCATGCCGATCACGCCGCCGGCCGCGAACGGTTTTATGGCGCCGGACGCGGCGGCCAAGGACGACGCCGAGCCGCCGCTACTGCCGGTCAATCCCGACAGCAGGCCCGAGATGCCGCTGGCCAGCGACTTCTCCAGCGGTTTGAAGGCGAGACGCACCGCTAGCTCGGAGATGCGCAGGCCGAGCGACTTCAAGACGTCGTCGAACTGCTTGCCGCCGGTGACCGAGGCCGAAAACGCCTGCGTCATCGCGCGCGCGAATCCGCCGGCGCTGGCGGTGAGGTCTTTTGTCTTCAGCGACAGGCTGTCGAGCGTGCTCGACGTGCTGAGGAGGTCGGTGCTGTCAGCCATGGTTTTGCCCTCCCTCTATCGGCCCCGTTACCGTGTCCCGGGCGCGATGCGGCATTCTTCATGCCGCTTCGCAGAACCGGGACCGTACCAAGCACCGGTGTCGTTACGGCCCCGGCTCTGCGGCGCACCGCTTCGCAAGGGCTACGCGCTGCGCTGCGTCCGGGGAACGAGGCCAGCTACGCCATCCGGAAACGCCTTCATCAGCGCGTCGAAATCCTCGCGGTGGATCGGCGCCGGGGCGCGGCCGCGCACCGCGATGATGGCGTACGCCAGCTCGCGCGGCGTCAGCTTCCAGAACGCATCCGATGACAGATGCAGCACGCCGAATCCGAACTGCATCGCCGCGTCCCAGGGAAACGGCGTCGTCATGGCGCCGAGTTTTCTTCGAAGGTGGCGGCGATCAGATCGGCCGCGATCCGCACATAGCCGGATGCGCCGCCCTCCACCGTCATCGCCGCCACCTCGTGATCCTCGATGGCTTCTCCGGCGCCGCGCAGGCCGGCGCCGATGATACGCAGCAGATCGCGCGCCGACAGTCGCCCGGTGCCGAAGCGTTCCGCCAGCGCCACCAGATCGTCCGCTGCGAACGCGGACTCCAGCTCCGCCAGCGCGCCGAGCGTCAGCACCAGCGTGTGCCGCTCGCCGCCGATCTCGGCCTCGATCTCGCCGCGATGTTTGTTGGGCATGATGGTCTCCTCCTCGTCCGCTCTCGTTTCCCGGGCGCGATGCGGCATTCTTCATGCCGCTTCGCAGAACCGGGATCGCACCAAGCTCCCGTGTTCTGTACGGCCCCGGCTCTGCAGCGCACCACGCCGCGAAGTGCGGCGCGCTGCGCTGCGTCCGGGGAACGCAAACTACATCGCCGTAAACGTCAGCGCGCCCGCCGACTCCAGCGACAGGTCGAACGTCACCTCGCCATTGTGCTCGCCGGCGAATTCGAGGGCGGAAATCTGGAACAGGCCCTCGACGGTGCCGAAATCCGGCACGATCACCTGGGCATGGTTGACCGCGCCGTCGAAGAACGCCTGCCGCACCAGCGCATCCGAGCTCGCGTCCTTGAACAGGCCGCGCCCGGAAATCGAGGCGCGCTTGACGCCGGCGCCGGCCAACAGTTCGCGCCAGCGATCCACCGACTCCGCATGGGTGATGTCGACCAGTTCGGCATTGAAGGCGATGCGGCGGCTGCGCAGTCCCGCCACCGTGACAAAACCTGCGCCGCCGTCGAATTTGAGCAGAAGGTCCTTGCCTTTTTGCGCGCCCATGGGTGCTCCTTAACTTGCGGGTTCGGTGACGGCGCGAAACCGCACCAGCGCGTGATAGGTGCGCCCGTCGGATTCGCGCCTGATATCGGCGATGGAAAAACGCAAATTCACCAGCCGGTGTCCGGTGGGCGCGAGCGGCGCATCGTCCAGCGCCTGCAGCAGCGCGCCGGTGATGAGGTGGGCCTGCTTGTGGCCGCCCTGCCGCGACCACGCATGCAGCGTCAGCTGATGCTCCACGGTCGGGCCGTCGTCGGCCGAGGCATCGAGGATGCGCGCCTCGCCGAGCGTGACATAGGGAAACGCCGCATTGCGCGGCGGCTCGTCATAGACGTGGGCGCCGCCGAGCGCCGCGGCCAGCGCGGTGTCGGCAATCAGCGCGTCGTGGATGGCGGAGCGCAGCGCGAGGTGGGCGGATGGCATGGTGGATTCCTTCTTTCGTTCCCCGGACGCAGCGCAGCGCGTAGCCCTTCGCGGAGCGGTGCGCTGCAGAGCCGGGGCCGTCCTGAACGCCGGTGTGCGGTACGGTCCCGGTTCTGCGAAGCAGCGCTTCGCGAAGGGCTACGCGCTGCATCGCGCCCGGGACACGAGAAAAGTCTCACTCCACCCGCAGCTCCGCATCGACCGCGATGAAGCGGCGGTCGCCGGCGTCGCGGATCGCGGCGATGCGATAAATGCGCGCGCCGTCGACCAGGCGGTGCTGCAGCGTGAGAACAAAATTGCTGCGCAGGATGATGCGATACTTCACCGTGGCGCCCTCGGCGTCGGCCTGCACGTCGCTGCCGCCGCCGCGCGCGAAAAGCGGCGTCACCTCAGCCCACGCCGTGGTCAGCGGCGCAAAACTGCGCGTCACGCCACCCTGCCCGTCGTCGCTCTCGATCGGCGCCTGGATCTGCAGCCGCGTCTTCAATTGCCCCGGATCGATCATAGCGACAGCATTCGATAAGGCGCGATCAGCGCACCGAGGCCGCCCGGCAGCATCGCGGCATTGCCGCCGCTCGCGGCAAGCCCGCGGTTCTCGTACCAGTGCGCCACCAGCATGCGGATGGCGTGGCGCAAGGCATCCGGAACGTCGGCCGCAGAGGCGCCATAGCCAAGCTCGACATCGAGCTCGATGCCGGCCGTGAAGCGGCCGGGCGGCGGCAGCGCCCAGCACGGCGATGCGATGACATTGGCTGGGGCATCGACCACAAAAGTTTCGACGTCGATGCTGTGGGCGTTGCCCGCGGCATCGAAGGCCCGCGCCGCGATCACGCTGCGCAGCGGCCCGATGCGCGGATCGAGCCGGCCGTTTGCGGGCCAGGCGTCCAGCACAAAGCGCCAGCGCTGCACCAAGAGCGCGCGCCGGCTCAAGGCCTCGACGTGACCGCGCGCGGCTGCGATCAGGGATGCGATGACGGAATCGTCATCGTCATGCTCGACGCGCAGGAAGGTTTTGGCCTCCGCCACGGTCCACGGCTCGGCGGATGGCGGGATCAGCAGGATGGCTGGCAT